TTTTTCATGCCGTTTTAGCTCATGTCGGAAGAGCGCCGGTCTCCAAAACCGGAAGCGGCAGGTTCGAGTCCTGCAAACGGTGCCATGCGGCGGGCGGCGCGTACCCCGCCCACGACCAAATACTGACAGAGAACAGTGTAAAAAACTGAGGTCTCACACACGAAAGGAGTTTCCACCATGAAGCGTGAAGACGTGAAGAACAAGATCCCCGGCATCACCGATGAACAGCTGAACTGGATCATGCAGGAGAACGGCGCAGACATCAACCGGGAGAAGTCTGCAGCCACCGCCCTGCAGACCCAGCTGGACAACGCAAACGCTCAGCTCAAGACCGCGCAGGACGGCCTGAAAGCCTTTGAAGGCGTGGATGTGGCAGGCCTGCAGGAACAGGTCACCAAGCTGAAGGCCGACATGAAGGCGCAGGCCGAGGGCTTTGCCTTTGACAACGCGCTGGACACTGCCATCCTGGGCAGGAAGGGCCGCAGCGTCAAGGCAGTGCGGGCTTTGCTGGATCTGGACGCCCTGAAGGGCTCTGCCGACCGCAGCACCGACATCGGCAAGGCGCTGGACGAGGCTGCCAAGGCGAACCCGTGGGCCTTTGGTGATGGCCAGCCCGGGTACCCTGACGTCAGGGATGGCGGAGACCTGCATCACACCCCCACCGGCTCTACCAGCGAGCAGTTTGCAGACTGGTTTGCGCAGGTGACCAAGTAACAAAGGAGTATTTTTATGGCGACTGATATCAACCGTACCACCTCTATTGCCCTGCCCGGCGAGGTATCCAGCGAGATCCTGCAGAAAACGCAGGAAAGCTCCGCTGTCATGTCTCTGGCCCAGCCGATCAAGCTGCCGGGTCTGGGCGTGACCATTCCCGTTATCACCGGCGACCCGGAAGCCGCATGGGTGGCGGAGACCGCAAAGAAGCCGGTCAAGCGCGGCACACTGGACACCAAGATCATGCAGCCCTACACGCTGGCTGTGATCGTGCCCTTCTCCAACCAGTTCCGCCGCGATGTGCCCGCACTGTACAAGCAGCTGGTGAGCCGTCTGCCGCTGGCTCTGGCACAGAAATTCGACGCTACTGTGTTCGGCGGCGTCACCGCGCCCGGTTCCAACTTTGACACTCTGAAGAGCTGCACCGCGCAGGAGATCGGCACCGACGCCTATGCCGGTCTGGTGGCCGCTGACGCCGACATTGCCGAGCACAACGGCATCCTGAACGGCTGGGTGCTGTCCCCCAAGGGCAAGGCTCTGCTGCTGAATGCTGTGGACGGCAACAAGCGTCCGCTGTTTATCAACAACGTTGCCGAGGGCGCTGTGCCTATGATCCTTGGCTCCCGCACCCTGCAGAGCAAGGGCGCTTACCTCTCCGGCACGCCGGATGTCGTTGGTTTTGCCGGTGACTGGACGCAGGCCATGTACGGCACTGTGGAGGGCGTGCAGATTGCCATTGCCGATCAGGCAACGCTGCAGGATGGCGAGGACACCATTAACCTGTTCCAGCAGAACATGTTTGCCGTGCGTGCCGAGATCGAGGTGGGTTTCCGCTGCGACACCACCGTGTTCAACAAGCTGACCAAGGCGGCGGGCTGATGATGAAGTTCATCAATCAGCTGACCGGCACGGTTATGTATGTGGCCGAGGAGCGCACGGCAGAGTATGCTGCCGCAGGCCATAAGCAGGTGGCGCAGGATCCTCCCGCAGCCGCTGCGGCTGAAAAGCCCAAAACCGCCCGCAAGGCCAAAGCAAAGTGAGGTGCCGCCATGCTTTATGCTGAAGTGCAGGACGTGGAAGCTGGTTTCCGCGCCTTGTCCCGAGACGAACAGACACAGTGCGCTGCCCTGCTGAGCGAAGCTGCTGTGATCATCGACAGCTACAACCCGGATGCAGGCAAAGACGCCAAGCGGGTGGTCTCCTGCCGGATGGTGCGCCGTCAGCTGGGCGAGAGCGACAGCGGGGGCGGTGTATCCTTTCCCGTAGGCTCCACGCAGGGCACTGCCACGGCGCTGGGCTACAGCCAGAGCTGGACGATGAGCGGCGGCTCTTCCGGCGAGCTGTATCTTTCCAAGCTGGAAAAGAAGCTGCTGGGGGTCGGCAGCCGCATCGGTGCCTGCAGCCCTCTGGAGGACTTATGCTGAAAGGAATCGACATCACCCTCTATTCCAAGACCCAGACCGGCGAGGATCGCTTCCACGACCCCATTTATGAGGAAACGCCTGTCACCGTGCACAATGTGCTGGTGGGTGAACCCTCTGCCGAGGAGATCACCACCGAACTGCAGCTCACCGGCCGGCGGCTGGCCTATACGCTGGCCATCCCCAAGGGCGACACCCACGACTGGACGGATGCAAAGGTGGAGTTCTTCGGCCAGACCTTCCGCACCTGCGGCGGCGTTGTGCAGGGCATCGAGAGCATGATCCCGCTGCGATGGAACAAGAAAGTGCAGGTGGTGCGGTTTGAGTAAGGTGAAGATCGAGCTGAACAGTCCCGGCATCCGGGCGCTGCTGCGCTCCCCTGAAATGCAGGCGGTGCTGAAAGACCGTGCCGACACCGTGAAGGACCGCTGCGGCGATGGCTACGAATCCTATGTGGCCCCCACCCGCGCGGTGGCTGTGGTGGAGACCGCTTCCCGCAAGGCCTATGACGACAACTCGGCCAACAACACCCTGTTGAAAGCCGTCTCCGGCAGCCGCAGCGGCGCAACAGTGCATGAGCACAAGCGCCGCCTGAAAGATGGGCGTGTCATCACAGTGAGGAGCTATCAGAGAAAGAAATGATCGAAGAAGTCATCTTGAACTACCTGCGGGAAAATGCCTTTTCCTGTTACATGTCCATGCCGGAGAAGCCCTCCGGCAATTTTTGTATCCTCGAAAAGACCGGCGACAGCCCGGACGAAGGCATTTACACGGCCACGCTGGCGGTGCAGTCCTACGGCAGCAGCGACTTTTCTGCCGCCCAGTTGAGCCATTTTGTGGTGCAGGCCATGCTGGACGCCGACACTCTGCCGGAAATCGTCTCCTGTGACCTTGTCACTGAGTACAATTTCCCGGATACCACCCGCAAACGGCCAAGATATCAGGCTGTCTTTTCTATTACACATTACTGACGAAAGGAAGTATCTCTATGGATGCAAAAAATGTAAGCGCCGCAAAGCCCAAGGTGGGCGGTGCCGTCTGGCGCGCACCTCTGGGCACCCCGCTGCCCACGGATGCAAAGTCCAAACTGAACGAAGCCTTTGAATCGCTGGGCTACATTTCCAGTGACGGCCTGACCAACTCGAACTCTCCCAGCAGCGAGAACACCACGGCATGGGGCGGTGATACCGTGCTGACCCAGCAGACCGAAAAGCCGGACACCTTCGCCTACACCCTGCTGGAAGCCCTGAACCCGGCGGTGCTCAAGTCTGTCTACGGCGATAAGAACGTTGCCGGCACGCTGGAGACCGGCATCACGGTCAAGGCCAACAGCGACGAACAGCAGGACTGCAGCTGGGTTGTGGACATGGTGATGAAGAACAACGCGCTCAAGCGCATCGTGATCCCGGATGCGGCAGTGTCTGCCGTGGGCGATATCGTCTATTCCAACGGTGCGGTGGGCTACAACACCACCATCACCGCGGTGCCGGACACCGATGGCAACACCCACTACGAGTACATTCTGGGCGGCACTGCCGCCACCCAGTCTGCCGCCGAGAGCACCGCAGACAATAAGGAGGTAAAGGCATGATTGCAAAAACGGAATCCGGTTTTGAGATCGAGCTGGACGATGAAGCCATGAACGACGTTGAGCTGGTGGAGGCCATCGTGGAAATGAACACGGACGGCACCCGTCTGTTCTATGTGGCGGACCGCCTGCTTGGCAAGGAAGGCAAGAAGAAGCTCTACGACCACCTGCGTGACGCCAAGGGCCGCGTGCCGGTGGCTGCCTTTGGTGCAGCGATCGGTGAACTGATCCGCAGCTTTTCCGCAGGAAAAAACTCTGCATCCTCTCCGAACTGATCGCATCGGACGAGGACGCGCTGATCTGCGATTTTGCGCAGTATTACCACGTTCTGGACTGGCGCAGCCTGCCGCCGCGTCTGGCGGCCACCCTTGCTGCAGGTCTGCCGGAGAGCAGCCGCAGTATGCTGCGGCTGGCCGGGCAGCGGGTGCCTATAGAAGATCAGCTGCAGGCATCTGCTGCCGACACGCTGAACCGCATCGAGTGGTGGCTGCTGGGCAAGCCCGGCAGGCCGCCCAAGTCTATTCTGGAAGCTCTGACCGGCACAGGCTCCGGCAGCGACACGGAGGATGTGCAGAGCTTTGCCAGCCCGGAAGAATTTGAAGCGGCCATTGCTGCGCTGAAAGGAGGTTGATGGAGATGCCGGACAAAATCGAGATGGCAAAAGCCTATGTGCAGATCGTGCCGTCGGCAGATGGCATCCGGGCTGCACTGACTGACGTTTTTGACGAAGAAACGGACGGCTTAGGCGCAAAGGTTGGCCAGAGCATTGGTGCCCAGCTGGTCGGCACTATCAAAAAAGTGCTTGCCGCCGCAGGCATCGGCAAAATCATCAAGGATTCCATCGACATGGGCGGTGCCCTGCAGCAGAGCATCGGCGGCATTGAGACACTGTTCAAGGACAGTGCCGATACCGTCAAGCAGTATGCCGCCCAGGCTTACAAGACTGTGGGCCTTTCCGCCAACGACTACATGGAGCAGACCACCAGCTTTGCGGCAAGCCTGCTTTCCAGCGTGAGCAAGGATACCAATGCCGCCGCCCAGCTTGCCAATATGGCCATGGTGGATATGGCCGACAACGCCAACAAGATGGGTACGGATATGCAGGATATCCAGAACGCCTATCAGGGCTTTGCCAAGCAGAACTATACCATGCTGGACAACCTCAAGCTGGGCTATGGTGGTACGCAGGCTGAAATGCAGCGTCTGCTGAATGATGCCGAAAAATTTTCCGGCGTGCACTACGATCTGGGCAATCTGGCCGACATGTATAGCGCCATCCATGTGATCCAGCAGGAGATGGACATTACCGGCACAACGGCGAGAGAAGCTGCAACGACCCTGACCGGCAGCTTTGCGGCCATGAAGGCAGCGGCGCAGAACGTGTTGGGCAATTGGAGCACCGGCGCAGACCTGACGGCACCCCTGCAGGCACTGACGGACACGGCCCGGACCTACCTTGTGGGTAACCTGCTGCCCATGATCGGCAACGTGCTGCAGGGCATCCCGCAGGTCATTTACGGCCTTGTGCCCGAAGTGGCGCAGACCGGCACCGAGCTTCTCGGCTCTTTGGCGCAGGGCTTCACGCAAGGCATCCCGGATTTTCTGGCGAATGCTCTGCCGCAGCTGCTTTCCTTTACGGAAAACCTGCGGGAAAATGCCGGGGAGTTCGTGAACGCCGGTCTGGATATGATCACCCAGCTGGCCAACGGCCTGATCGCGGGCTTGCCAGACCTGATCGCATATGTTCCGGATATCATCATCAATATCTGCGGCATCATCAACGACAATATGCCGAAGCTCCTTGCAGAGGGCGTCTCACTGGTGGTGCAGCTGGGCGTGGGTATCGTAAAGGCTGTGCCTGACCTGCTGGCCAACTGGAAGAAGATC